GTTATCTTTTCAGCCAAAGGGGTTAACGCCCGGCCAGCTAACGAACCGAGCGTTCCCTTTATCCATGCTGCCTTGTAGTTTGGCTCGTCTTGCTGAATTGGTGCATCGGTTGACGCATGAGACGAACGCAAATTATCCATACTGATTAGAGGTTCACGTCGAGTAGTGGGCGTTGTGGTATCCGGAAGCTCGTCCAGGAAATCAAATATGTTTCCACCGGACGAGCTATTTCCAGCAGTAGGGGTGATAACGCTTATTGATTTATTCCCTTCGTCTTCCTCGTCTAAGTAATCGAATATATTCGCCATATTATCACCGCCTTACTTATACCGAGATTCGTCATCGCCGTTCCATGTGTACGCCGAGCTTGCCAACTTCGCTAGATTATCCATATCTACGCCAGCACTCATAAACGCGTTGGAATTGGAGTACATCCAATTAAGAACCTGATCCCTCGTCCATCCAAGATTAGCTTTTTCTTGCAGCTTGGACATGGCTTGCGCTGTTACCTGTTGCGAATTTTGCTTGTCTTGGTAATTTAATTCGCTAACACTAGGACTACCCCCACCACTTGACCTAGCCTGACTAGCAGCCAGCGCATTATACCTGTACCCCATCTCTGCATCAAACTGAGCATTCTTAATCGCATCAGCAGTCTTCTCATAAGTATCCTGCCCCTTGTAATTTCCCATCATCCTACCAACGTCGTATTCGTTGGAGAAATTATCTTGACTAACGGTGTGGTCGAGAGTGTCCTGCTTGTACTTATTGGATATTGCATCTTGACCTTTATCGTAAGTGAATTTGTTCTGGTTATAGGCATTTGTTACTGCATCCTGAATTTGCTTCTGCTCCATATCCAATCTTTCACCCGTTGGCATCCCCATATATGAGTCTGAACGAGGGGCACTATTGGCGGCTGTTACAGCCTTTATTTGTGCCGCTATATCGTTCGTCTCGAATGGTGATTGGTTACTTTTTTGAAAAGAGTCGAATGCTTTTGCGGTACCCTCGGAATCATTTCCGAACACTCGGGTGCCTCCGCCCAGCATATCATCAGTTACTCCAGTTCCCGGCCCTCCCAAGAACACGTCATCATCATTTAGCTTTGTCTGTCCAGGAATAAATAACTGGACACCTTTTCCTTGATTTCTGTCCATGTCAGATTGCAGCGCGTAAACAGCCAAATTTCATCAACTCCTCTCTAGTGCAACATCAAGGCTACCCACCATAATAACGCTGCCTAACTCCTGAGCCTGAAGTAAACGTATAGCCACCGTTGGCATCCCGAACAATATTAGTTGCTCCGGGGTATAGGTTTGCGATAGTAGCTGGGAGACTTACACTTGATGAAGAACTAGACGTACTTGGTCCGATATACCGACTCCCACTTGACCATCCCGGATACATATCAGTTATAGCGCTCGGTGCCCACCTAGTTATCTCTGCAGCGGATACCGCATTGTCGAAACCACTCTGCTTCTGTTTCTCTTTAAATTCCTTCTCCCACTGCTTCAACTTTTCCTGAAATTCATACTGCTCATTTCCTTGAGTTCTTGACGCTAAAGTAGGAACGCCATAATAATCATACGCCCCTCTTCCGCTATCAACCGTCTTATTGTCAGTAGTTATATGAGTCACCTTAGAACCCTGAGCGTTATAGGGATTGCCCGGCCTTTGAATAGGCTGCACGTTTCCAGATACAGTTCTTATTTCATCAGCCCTTTGAGTTACAGCAGGATCTTGAGCAGGAGTCGAGCCGCTTATATTCGTTCCGATCGGATACCCTGCTTGAGGAGCTTGTCCAGTAGCCCCCGGTATAGGTGTTCCATCCGTATAATATCCCGGCCTGTTTGGATCAATTGTAGGCATACTAATCATCCTTTCTTAGACATTCTTGTACTGAGGTATCCCATCATCCCTTGTCCCGGTTTTTGTTGATCCTGCCGGAACGACACCCGCAGGTAACTGGTCAGCATAGATAGGAGCGTAGTATTTCTTGCCGTGAGAGGTGTACGTCAATCTGTAACCTGTCAGAGCATACCCTCCAGCGTTGGTGGCAGGAGCATTAGTTCCCGGCCCAACTATAGCGTAGTTCTTCCACTCAGTACCTGTCTTCCCGGTAGTAGTTCCTTCGAGGTCAGGAGTTATATTGCCCGATGCGTCGATTACATCAGTGGTCGGAGTTTCTTCAACGGGGTCAGTAGCTTCTACAGGAACAATGCTAATACTTCCATCAGGATTAACAACAACCCTATCTGTACCGGTACTAACATCACCCGGATAATTACCCGTTGTATTTCCAACTGCAATACCATTTTCAAACTCTTGTTGACCCACCGAAGCGTTATAGTTCAACGCCCATTGCTGTAACCCAGAGTAGTATTGCTGCGTACTTAATCCAAGTTGTGCCGCAAACTGACTAGCATTCTGGTCAAGTCCGGCCTGAGCTAGAGAGTTCTGCGCCCCATTCTGAGCTATTTGTGCCGCTAATTGCTGTTGAGATAGGCCTAGCGACTGAGCGAATTGAGACGATTGATTATCTATTTGCTGTTGAGCTTGCCCGGATGTTACTAACCATTGGTTATCCGCCACAGCATCCCTGCCGTATTGATAAGCAGCCGTATTATAATCAACAGCAGCCTGAGCCTGAGCAGCCACTATCTTATCGGCAAAACTTGCGTCGAGTTGTTGTCCCGCGAGATTATTGGCATTGATATTATTGGCGGTATTAGAGTTGTTGGCCAATTGTTGCGTTGCCGATTCCCCTGATTGCAGTAGCCCCATTTGTGATAAGGCATTGCGAATATGTTGAGCGTTCACCATTCCTGTGGAGGATGCCGTATTATTCGCGGTTTCCGTTTGCCCCGGTATCTTTGCTCGCTCTGTGTTATATGTTCCGACTTGTGCGGCTAATTGACCTTCCATCGTAGTCTTTAGGTTTGCAAGCGCCTGAGCTTGGCGTATTCTTATTGCCTCTGCTTCTGCCTGTCTTGCCGCTTCTGCTGCTGCTTCTCTCGCTGCTGTTGCCTCTGCCTGTTGGTTGGATGTCGCTTGCATTGCCGCTATGGCTGCTTGTATTTGTGCAGCGTAGTCGACTGGAGGAGTTGTTGTGGTTGTTGCTTCAGGGGTTGAAGTTGTTGGGGTTGTTGTTGGGGGTGTGGTAGTCTCAGGGGTAGTAGCCGGAGTTGTCGTATCGGGGGTTGTTGACGCCGGGGTGCTGTTTGGATTAGGAACACCCGGTATCATAGCAGGTGGCCCACTTTCAGCTAGTCCACTTCCTGCTAATCTGTCGGTGGTAGTCGTTGGGGTGTCGTAGAGATTCCTTGTGCCACTTGCCTGAGCAGCCGCAATACTAGCTTTCCTTATTTCATCTGCCGTTTGAGATGCGGTAGTTGCCATATATACCTCCTTTATGGGGAAACAGGCAAAAATAATAGAGCTTTTCAGCCCTTACTTCTGTCTGTTATTGTTTTATTGGTGTGTTGCATAATTAGTCTACTGTCTCGTAGAAGGGCAAAGGAAAAACACCTTCCGTGGTGCCTTCTCTGCCCTTTAGGAATTAAGTTAGTGGAACGATTAAATCCTGTCTACCTTCTGCGGTTAGGATTGCATCAACGTTAGCCTTATATGGTAGATAGCGAGAGATTGAGAAAAAAGCTAAATAGTCTAGACCACCGTCAATGATTTCACCTGCGATATAAATTGCCATTTTGTTCACCTCCCTTCACTTCCTTTCTAAAATGAATTCATTAAGAGAAAATTAATTACTTCCTTCGTTGCCTCAAGTTCTTCTTGCAGTATTTCCATCTTTGGTTTGGGCTGAACAATAGGTGGCAAACTTGCCTCGTATTCTCTTTGAGCAATTTCTTCAGGGGTAAAGTCCCGTTCACTAACTTCCCCGGTTGAACAATTAAGTTCATAGATATTAGGCATTATTTAACCCCCCATAAAACAAACTGACTTCCCGTCTTAATGCTATCGCTAGATGCGATTAAAGATATTTTCGTAATATACTCAGTAGGAGTTTTGTACCATCCGCCGTTACCGATGTTTATATTTAACCCAGCCACCAGATACGAAACTCCCCGTTTCGATATTTGCTTATTTTGTATTAGAATTTCCCCTACTGAAGGAGCGGAAGCGGCATCAGATATGGGCAATGCGTCTATAATCTTTATTGATGTTGTAGACTCAGTTGCACTAGCTACAGTACTTCCGTTGCCTGTCATACTTGTACCATTATAATTAGTTGCGTTATCATTAAATTTTAGTCTTAAATCCCTGTATGATGTTGTGCTGGTTGATGTTGCATTGAATATGACTTTTAAGAGTTTATACGTGTTAGCTATACTTGTAAAATCTACTTGTGCAACATCTGACCCTAACGTTGTTTCCGCAATTTTCTCCCATGTTTTTGTAGATGCTACGTTTGCGGGTGTAACCGCTATGGTTGTGCTAGTTCCAGCTGCATATTCTGCATCTGTGGCTATTTCAATTATACCTTTTACCGTGTCTGATGCATCAACAACCGTAACCTTAATCCCGCTAGTAACTTGCCACCAATCATTAGCGGAGTCCCACTTTACGGTTATGATTGCCCCTGCTTCAATATCCCCTGTTTCCAAGGAATCATTGTAATATTTCCTTAAATCCTTTGCCCCTCCACCTGCATTCAATGTTGCTGCTCCGGTATTGGCGGTTTTGCAGAATATATCAAGTGTCATTCCTTCAACGTAAGAAGTAATGGCAGGACTCAGGGCAACAACGTAATCATCTGTACCCCCTGCATCCTTTTTGTAATGATGTGCATAATCCGCCAAATGCGTAGAAATAGCGCTGGTATTTCCTTTTACCGTTTCAGTCGTTCGCCCATCCCCCGCTAAATCATCCAACTCAGCTTGAGTCGCAACATCTGCCGCGCACTTAGCTGCGGTCACTGAACCATTGGCATACTTAATCGTAGCTAATGAACCATCCGGTATTGCTCCTAATACTGCGGCAACAATTTGAGCGTACAGCCAATCTACTCTATCTCTTACGTTTGTTCCGCTACCTGCTATGGTTTCAGGTATGCCGGTATTATCAGCACCGCTTACATCGCTCGTTGTGGCATTGAGGAGATTAGCGACTGCATTTAGGGCTACCCTTAATTCCTCTCCCCGAGCATTCATGTACTCCTTCGTCTGAGCAGGAGTCCAATTCGGATAATCAGTCTGCGCTTCAAAATCAAAAGTGAAAGTATCCTTTGTTGGAAATGCCATTATCTAACCTCCGATCCCTTGTCGTACTCAATGTTGAGAGAGATAACGCTCATCCCCTCGTCAAGTACATTGTTAGAAAATCTAAATTGAAAATAATTAGCTCGCTTGGACATCCTCTTTCTTTTTAGCACAGGGAAGAATGATGTATTGAACGTGAAATTAACAAAGCAGAATCCAACGAAGCTGAATGCGCTCGTTTGCATAGTTAAAACGACATCGCTATTGCTTTTACGAGAACGGAATGAGACGAGCGTTGATCCCCTGCTCATTGGTTTAGCGAGTAGGCCTATCTTGTTAATTACCTTGACCATATTCGGCGTGCCAGCACATTCCTCGCGCAGGTCATACCATGCGTCAATTGCCACGCCATCATCATTCGCAATTAATGGGTCGAATTGATAAACGATGCCATCAGTGTTACTGCCGAAGCAGAGTGTGTTGTCTATTACAGCAAAACATGATGCAGGAATGTTTGTGTCAAATAGCCATGCGTTGAGTTTGTAATCCCAAACGTAGCAAACATCATTAATGCATAACCCGTAGTAGCCATCATGATTATAGGATACTGTATTGGTTAAATTACCTTCTTGGAGGATGCCTAAGTCTGTTCTGCCCGAACCTGACTTGTTTACTAGGTCGCTAATGTCGTTAATGGATAGGCGATTATTAACAGTGGTGTTGGATAGGACTTGCATTACTCCGTTGCTCGTAGAGGCACATACAACAGTGTTGTCGACCTCTTGAATGGAACCAGGTATGTCACTGCCCTTTTCGAGATTGATGTCAGCATAGGGGAATATGGGGTAGGCTGTGCCATCTGCATAGGAGAGGTATCCATGCCCTTTGCTATGCGAGACATAAAGTAGGTCAAAGATATGCGCTAGTCCCGCTACATTGCCCGGTACTTTTTGTACTGCATCATCAGGGAAATAGTCGGCGTTGTAGTTTTCTCCGTAAAGGCGAGAGTGCCAGATTAAGTCTGGGTAGTTGGGGTTGCCGGAGAAGAATACTGTCGCTTCCGTTTTGCCACCGTAGACCTCAGCGTGTTTGCAGTTAAGGATTAATGCAGGGGTGGTGAGCGATGCCTTGAATGCCGTAATTATGACGTTATCCGTTCCGATGGCTGGAGCAATGTTGAATGTAACCACGCCTGTTGTTCTGTTGACCGTGAAGTTTGTTGTCTCTACCATTGCTACGCCATTGACTATGGCTGTTATGGCTGTTGCGTCGAGAGAGGTATACGGGAGAGTGTAGGCCGTTGCTGTGCCTGTTGCAGAGAATGAGGTACGGAAGCCAGGGGAGATGATGTTGAAGGATTCGTTTGGAGTCCCATAGTTGGGTGATCCCGTTGGTGAACGTCCGACGAGAATTAGGGGGATGTACCCGACGACATCAGCGCAGGTAGTGCCGTTAAAGGAGATATAGTCAGTCCCATTCTTCATGTACAGGGTATTGCTGAGGACAAAAAAAGAAGCCTTAGCGTTTGCTAGGCCCGACTTGATTTCGACGGGTTGATCATTGTTTTCTTGAGTGAATAACTTTGTGCTCCACGCGATTAAGCGAAATTTAGTTCCTGACGCCTTGATGTATGGGGATATTCCGTTGATGCCACCTACGCCGAGGGACGTAGGGTATAGGCGGGAATAGCCATTTCTTTTGCTTATGCTGAGATCCCTAATTCTCACATTCTGGCTTTCCGGGCTTTGATTTACTGCAATCAGTGAAGGATTGTCTCTGTAATTATTACCTCCAGAGAAATCAGAATAAGTCAACTCGCGAGCAGTTGAAGGAAATTTTGGTATTTTAATCTGAGCGATGTTACCACCCCCTTACCAGCCACTATAGTTTTCTATCGTGTTGTTTTGCTCGTCAATCGTCGGACTCGATTCGGTCATAAAGGAATCGAAAATATTGAGCAGCGTTAAGCCCTGGGCTTGACTCCCTGTAGAGAAAAGCCAAGTTCCGGCAGCAAAATATGCCAAGTAATTATGATTTTGCTCCTGAATCTCAGGTTCGTCAGTATCGAGAACTAATTTAGTAGGACGCTTGAAGTACAGAACATCGAAGCTACCTGTATAAAAGTAATTAATGACCAGATTTTTTTTCTCGATAGAATAATCAATCAAAGTGGAATGCAATCTATCATCAGAGTTCTGAACAACTTTGTTAAGGGCGATATAATCGCTTGGTAACTCATACTTGATGTACGGCTGGAAACGTGGCACATCAGCAGCACTAGCAAACGTGTATCCATACAATGCAGTTCGTCTAATGTTATAGGGGTATGATCCAGAGAAGCGCATTCTAACAGTGTTAGTCGCACTCGAAGGGGTAACTAGCCCCTTGTACTCCGTAAATCCACTGATGCCCGTTATGGTCAGTGTGGAAAGATTTGTCCACACTCCGTCAATACTTTCCTCAAGGTGGACAACACAGCCCTTATCAACCTCGAAATAATACGATTTAACCCCTATGGCCGATACTTCAATATCTGCATCCAAGTGCTGAACAAGATTGAATGAGCTGTAGATATTGAGTAAATTAGGAATAGGGTTCTGAGTTATAGGATGAACTGCTTCAATTTTGTCTTTTTCGGCAAACTTATTTTGGGCAGTATTTAAAAAATCATTGAAAGCAAGTCGAAAATCCCCCGTGTCCGATAGAGGTAATAATTCTGAATCAGCAGAATAGGAGTTAGCTAACTTTAACGCTAAGTCCCTTATCTCTCCAAGGTTCAAGCAACTTCCTCCTTTCATAAAAATAAAAGCACTAGTTAACCCTTAAACCTCATACCCCTTCACCACAATAAAGCAATCCAAGGCTCCTGAAGTTGTAACCTTCAAGACATTATCCGCAGTCGCAGAGACATCCGGGGAATTCGCACTTTCCACCACTAATCCATTAACCCCAAGCTTGTACTCGCGTATAATTGTGGAATCATCCAAAAGTGTGATCGTTCCTGCCGTTGCCGTACTCGCGACAATATCTGTTATGGCAAATTTCTTACCACTAGCCGGAGTCCATAGGGCTGCGGCGGTTTGTTGTGCTGTATAATCTCCTGTTTTACGAAGATTTGTCAAACTTGTTCCGGTGCCTTGTAGCTGTGCCATTATTCCTTTTAGATTGGCATTTACCGAACTTGATGCCGTGGGGTCGATATTTTTTGCATCAGCCTTTACTCCCAAGGTCGCAATATCCCCATCTGCCACCATGACGGGATCGATGTTAACACCCTTGGTATAATGAATCATAATAAAACTTGTTTGAGGCGTAGCACCATTTACATATCTGCATCTTGAATAACGTCTGCTTAATTTTGTCCAAGCTAATATATTTGAGACTCCTGCCGAAACTACCGCAGACGATGTCGTTGTCCAGTTTGTTCCATTGTGGCTCTCTTCTAAATAAAGGTTTCCGCTTTGATCAGCTAATACCCAAATACGCGTGTAACCGTCAGGGATAGTTTGTTCTGGTCTATCCACAACAGGCGAAGTATACGTTGCATTAGCTCCAAGCAAATCTCCTGTTCCTATAGTAGTATCCACTAATACCATAGGGATATTGCCGGAAGCCGGATAGACCGGAACGGAATTATTGGCATCAGCTACCAATTTTACTTCATGCCCTTGTGCATCACTTAGTCGTGGCATTTGTTTTCCCCCTTTTGGCTATTTGTTTAGGTTTTACTGTATTAACTTCTTTCTGCACTAAGCCCTTCGCGATTGGGCTTAGGACTGCGAGAAGTTGAGATAACCAGTCGTTTGAAGTGTTGTTATTTTCGACCACGTTTGAAACGAGGACGGATAATAGCTCATTGGTTTTTCTTGCTTCTTTGCGAATGTCGTAGAGTAGTTGGCGTTCTGTTGTTGAGGTATCAATTTGAGATTCTTGCATAAGTTCACATCCTTAAAAAGAAGAGGGCGATTAAGCCCTCTATAGTGCTGTGTAATATATTTCGTAAGTGCCGACAAGCCCTGCGGTTGCCCCGCCAGCGACCATTGAACCTGTCACCCATTTACCAGATGCCAATCGTTTGAATGGTTTTCCGTTTGTTCCTGCACTTTCATCGTTGGTGAATATTCCCGTTGCCGCTGCGATGTCTTTACCGTCGATTAGGGTATCACTAGAGGTTGTTGCGTTGGTGGCAGTAGTACCAACATCAATGGAACATGCTCCGGTAGTTTTTGTGGTTACATTTAGGACTACATGAGTTACCAGGATTGCTCCTGCTTCTGGATTTGCCCATGCGAATATTCCTCCGCCTGTATCGACAGCCGCTAATGCTCCGGTAACTTTCTTCATGGAACGATTGAGTTCTGCGGCGGTTGCTGTTATTACTACGCCTCCCATAGAAAAAGAATCTGCATCTACGATGGTAAAATTACTAACTCCTTCGGGCATGTTATTCACTCCTTTTAAAAATAAAGTAAGGCGAGTATTTCTACCCGCCTGTTAATTAAAGTGCTGTTGCCCCTGCAAGACCAGGTGCGCCACAAAGGATTGTTCTAAAATTGTTGATACCTGCTGAGTACCTGCTTCTTCCGGCGAACACGTTGGAATCGTCATTGTCATTAATGTACGACTTTGTAGTGAGAGGAATGCGATCCAACCAAATCAGTGCTTGATACGCTTCGTTGAATGCAGAATCCATGATGAACCATGTATCAAGGCCGCTAGTTGTTCCCGCAAACGCTGTGAGGTAAGGCGATATTACGACATTCCAGCGAGATGCGTTAATATTAATTCCATTATTTGCCGTTGTTGGGTTTAATTCGGATCCGATGGCCTCGAATACCAATTTCTTGATAGATGCCTTGTCGGGGATAATGATAGTGTCGGGAGTCACCGAGAGTATGTGGCCATCATCGTCAGTTAGATAATGCGCTTTTTCCTCAAGGTAGTTCAAGTTGTCGTAGGAGAACGGCGCATTGTAGAGGTTAGACTGTACGCCAGTTCCGCCAGTAATGGAAGGATGGTCAACCGCAAACATTGCCTTGCCGTCAGCACCAGAGATGTCAAAGTTTTTGCCCATGAAATTCATTGTGGTAGCATTTCCCTTATTAATAATGCCAGCCGCAAAAAGTTCCTTTGTCCGATTGTAGGACAACATGAAGGCAGAAGCACGAGACTTAACCTTACCGAACTTGGCATCCTCAACCATCTCTTGGGTCACGGAGAATTGGTTCTTCCAAGTTTCAGGCTCAATGGTCTTACTGTATCCTTCTTGGAAAGTAGATTCAGGATATTTCCCATTTTCCCCCACAGGACTGAAATTCCCGAGACTTGTCTCAATGGTATACTTATTGGCAAAATCCTTCGTCTCATCCATATAAAAAACCTTGTTAATAATGGACATCTTTTGGAAGGCTTCCTCTTGCTGTTCTAGCATCATCTTAATAGGCTCTTGACTCTTACCGAAAATAGAATCATTTACTCCACTTGCTTTACTAAAAATCATTTTCTTCACTCCTTAAAATTTCATACAAAAAGGACCTCCATATCGAAGGTCCTTACTAGGTCATGCTATTGAATTACTAAATCAACTTATCTGCGGAAATAACCCTTCACATTGGAAGTGGTTGTTGCCCCATCAGTCGCACTAATCTCAAATACTCCGCTAGAACTCGTTGCTGTACAAAGCAACCCATCAGTATGCAATGTAACCTTAGTCCCGATCACGGTAGTCGCCACAGTCGCCATACTCTTTGTGGAAAATTCTAGCAACTCAGTAACCCGAATAACGGGTAAATCTGTAACGGAAGTTGCCTCAGCAGTACGGTCGCACATTGCAATAAACTCCGGCACTCCGGTAGCCGCACACTTTGTCAATCTTCCAGACGTTTGCGACAACGCTTCACCAAGGGTTGCTCCCTCATTATCAGTTAAGAGGAAATACTCAAAAGGTGCTTGTGTGCCATTAAGTCCACCTACTACTTTAAAAGCCATCTAAATCCATCTCCTTAATTTTTACTAGCCTTATAATGCTTCTTGTACTCATCCATGCTCTTACCCGGATTAAACTTCTTGTACATCTCCATGACATCATCGGGAATCCTCACCGTATCCCCTTCGACTCCCTTGCCATTGCCCCTCACATGATCCTTCGACTGAATGTTGTTCAGGGTAGCTTGTTTAGCCGCCTCAACCCTCCTCGTCTCGATGTTCTTCCTCTCGACAACAAGATAGGCCTCGTTCAGCGTTAACCCTGTACTTCCATTCTTCCACTTCCTCCAAACATCCGGCGGGACATCAGCTACACCCTTGATCTCCGGATACTCCTTCGTCAGCTCATCAAACGAACTAACGAGAAAACTATCTTCCTGTGCCCGGATTGCAGCTTGCTTAAACTCCCTTGCCGCCTGAAGATCAGGATGCTCATCTACGAGCTTCTTTACCATGTCCGGGTCAATGCCCTTAGCGGCGTATTCCTCGCGCCTTAGAGCTTCTTCAAATTGCGCTACGTTGTGAATACCATGCGACTGACCATATTTCTCAGCCACATCAGCATCGGAGAAAACACCATACTGCCCGAACTTGCGGGCTATTTGTGCGTCCCTTTGACGTTGTGCCTCAACTTCTATTGCTCGACGTTCTGCCGCTTCTGCCTTACGTCTAAGGTCTGCGAATGCGGCATTCTGTTCAGGCGATTGCTTTTGTTTAACATCTACTTCATTCGCATTATCGGTTGCTCCTTCACCTTGGTTTGATTCAAGCTCTGTGGAGTCTATTGATATATCGGATGAGTTATCCGTTGATTCTATTGACTCGGTTGATTCTTGGGGAGATGCGATTCCCCCGCCTCCAGCATCAATCTCATCCATAAACGGATGCAAATTACAATTAAAAAAGTTAAACATTCTAATACCTCCGCATTTTTACGCTATGCAAGCGAAATACGCCATTAGGCGGCGAACCCGTGATATTACATTCCCATTGCATCTTGGCTGAATGGCATATTTTCCTTCCTAACTTGAATGGAGAAATGTTCTGCATCCCTGAATACCTTAAAACGCTTATTAAATCTCTTTTCTCCAACCCTGATGTCAACTCGCCAACCTTTTTCATCCTTGTCATAATAAACACCATTAATGCCCGTCTTTGAATTCTTACTCAGCTTTCGATTCTGCCCATTCTCGGCTATTGTCGCCAGCCTAATATTGCATCTCCTATTATCCAATGTGTCGCGACTTTTATGGTCCACGACATGGCCTTGGGGAGCATTAAGTAGGAGTCTCGACAAGGAACGGCTAACTCGCTGAATATTCATAACCACATAATAATCTCCATTGTGGCGACTATCACAACCAGCAAACCATGTGCCACTTAAGGAGTTCGCCAACGGCAGGTCTACAGTGTCTATTGTTGTTTCAAGGATTTTGCCATTTTTGCATTGAAGGAAGACTACTGTAATATCACCGCGAATTTCATACTTATTTTTCATTATTTACCTCCCGTTTTTACGCTACTCAAGCGATTCGCACCGTCTTTTCCGATGAGTCAGCCACTACTAGGCAAAAGAAAAGGTATACCTATGGTAATTAGGTATACCTTGGTAAACGTTTACCTTTTAGTAAACTTACTTACCAGAACCCGAACGAAGGTCTTTGCCGGTTGACTTCTTAGGCGCAGCATTCTTTTTGTCCATGTTGGTTGCCTTGATGTACCCTGCGCTGTTTTGGGGGATTTTCATTTTGTCTTTCATTGCCATCACCACCTTTCAAGCGAGGTAATGTCGCCGCTTTAGACGACTGCATAAAAATAAGAACCTTATCGGTTCGTCAGTTGGCGTTTATTCGTGGTCATTTGAAACTACCACGGACTATTTAGCATGGTTTCTTACCCATACCACCCTTTTTGCCAGACTTTGGTGCAGATTTTTTAGCCATTTTATCAACTCCTTTCATCGGCATCATTCCTTTGGGTCCGATACCAGGCATGGCCTTGGCTAACATAATGTCGATCTTAACGGTTGGCTTTTTCTTTGCGTCTTTTTTAGGCATTATTGTTGACCTCCTATGATTTCAATTTGACCAACTCTTTAATAATTCGTTCAGGTTCAATATGATTGAAGATATATAGAAGTTCTTCCCCGAACTCGTTCCTTATGCTGGTAAGCAAATCTTCCGATTTATTAAAATTCACCGTATCTCCATTAGGTAATACTAGGTCAATCCTTTCCTTCATTAGCCTAGCCAAAAGAAAACACTCAGTATCCGTGTACCGTTGAGTCCTTTTCTTGTATTCATGCACCTTGTCCACCACCCTGTTGTTGTATCATTAACTGCTGAACGATTTCAATCTTCTTCTCATCCGGAAGTTGAGCGAACGCATTCCGTTCCTCTTCGCTCATATGCTGCATGGCTTGCTCAAGGACTTCCTGAACTTGTTGCTGTTGGTTTACGCCACCTTGCGGTTGTTGTGGCTCCATTGGTTGCTCTGTGCCCTGTGGCGGCATTTCTTGAGGTTGTTTATTTGCTCCAGACATTGGTGTCGGTTGCAAGCTTTGTTGTGGCATTTGTAATAGCTGTCCCATTTGGTCTGGCTGTCCTCCTTGCGACTTAATCCCCATCTTGCCTAGCATTTGAGATTGAGCATCAGGCATTAAGTCTTCGTAGTTGATAGATACTTTGGATTCAGGCTGTGCCGGTGGGGCTTTCGCCTGTGCTTCTAGTTGCTTATTGATGCTGTCGAGGATTGTCTTGGCATTAGGGAATTTCTGCGCCACTAATTGAGTCCACAGAACTACGGATGCTGGGCCCGGGTTATATGCTCCATACTTAAGCATTTCAGTTGCTTGGTTGAATAACCACATCTTGTCTCGCGGTAGCCCTGCCCCTGCGTCTGCTTGAAAGATGAAGTCTGTGTTGTAGTAGAGTTCTCCTGCTTTATCGCGAACAAGAAAGGCATACTTATTGAAATCGCCGAATGAATCTTGTCCATTAGCGTCTTTTGTTACGAATGGTCGAAGTTCATCATAGAATGCTAATTTGAACTCGAACATGATTTCGTAGAGTTGCTTAAATGCGGCGTATTTGTTTGATTCTTTTGAGCGTAGGCGACCGGACGCTTGCTGTACTTGGATTTGCTTTGCTAGACCGGATACTGCGGTCGAGTCTGATTTACCTTGATATGAGTTTGTTATACCGAGGGTTGACTGTGCTGCCTTGTATTGTTGTTGAGCAAAGGCAAGGTCGTTGGAAATATTTGCAGACAAATTCTTTACATTGAGCGCGTTCAACTCGGACTGAGTGCCCCTAATAATTCCGTATAACTCATTAGATAGGTTGAACCTATGACCGTCTAAAGCTGTAACCACAACAGACCCACGTAAAATCTTTTCCTCAATAGTGGAGACTACTTTTTTATAAGCGTCTTGTTGGTCGCGGATAACATCTACGTCAGATTGTCCACCAAATGCGAAGTTGAGGGGAATGTTCTCGCGAATGATTAGAGGGTAGCGTGTTGGAGTGAAGTAGGGAACTTTTGTTCCTACGGGGAGGACTTCGCCGGGTTGCCCATTAACCGAGGATAATGTTACTTCTGTACCTAGCTCTTCAAACTCTTGAATCTTGCCGTTGATGCGCCTTGCATAAAAGTTTTCCATATCTTCAAGGATTTCATCCTCGCACCAAACAAGCTTTGACACTTCTCCATCATCATTCTTGTACCAGCACACGATCTCTGTTACCATGTCGGGGTTGTTGGGCTGAGTGGTGTTACTGACAAGGCTAATGTTGGGAAATTGTTCTCCTACATTCTCGAGATCCACATCATACCGTTTTTTGATGTAGTTCTTTGTGACTGAACTCAAAATAAAGAAGTAGTCCATTTTTTGAAGGTCAAATACGCCGGGTTGCGGAATAATCCTTTTGGGATGGACTGACTCTATTTCCAACTCGCCACGGTATAGGTGATGCTTAAAGTCTGGATTCCAACCCACCAACATAGCAGAGTAGCCTTGCACCGGGGTTATGCGCTCGTTAACATCATTAATGGCTGTCATGCCTAGTTCTGTTATGTCTGAGGTTAGGGAATCCTCGATCATTGTGGCTTGTACTTCATAGCCAGGGAGCTTGGTTCGGACGGAGGGTTGTGGGATTGTTGAGTCAACGCCTGTTTCTATGAATTCTAAGACTAGGTTGACTACGTTGTTGGCTTGCTTGCGCTTGCCATTAGATGTACGAGTATTCACATTGCCATCGACAATTTTTGTGCCAAGGTAGATAGCTTCTCGCTCGTCTCTGATTGCCTCGTCGATGCCGGCGCGCGCCTCACTAAATTTGTCCTGGAATTTTTTCAGCTTGGCTTGCTGTTCTGATTCTTCTTTCATGGAGAGTTTTTTATCTTTCAACTTCTTCACCACCTTTTTGCCGAAGTCTTTTATTGCATCAATCACTTACAGCACCTCCTGAAAATGGACATAAGAAAAGCACCCCGCAGGATGCTGTGAGTTCGTTATTTAATTTGTTCTGGTAGTTTGAATTTGTCTACCCATGTTTTAGGGTCAATGGTTAACTCTGTGGGTTTTGTGACCATTACCAACGATTCTGTGTCGAGTCGGTATTCAATTACTAACACTTTAATCATCTTCCAATCTTTTTAAGGATATATGCCCTCATTTCAGGGGTAGCTCTTTCCAAATCTTCAAGCAAGTCTTCAGGAAGATCGTTCAGGTTTTGCTTCTCTACTATTTGAACAGTAAACCTCTGTTGTGGTCTTATTTCAGCCGCGATCATATCCGACATTAATAAATCATCATGTTTGCCCGGTGTTGCATCCGGTCGGTTGTTCTTGTCATAGATAAAGGTTAGGCATTCGCCGAGCATCGTAATGTCGGTGAATAATTCAATGTGTTCCTCAATAAGTGCAATTTCCTTGTCAATGATAAGTGGTCTACTATTCCCATCAGTCTTCCATCCGAACTTCTTTTGAATTTCCTTACTGATGCTGTCGTAGGATTGGCGCATGTATTGTTTTGGGTATCTCAGGCGTTCGAGTTCTTCAAGAGGTGCAGTATTAAAGTTCATTTCAATTCCAATAAGAGCCTCGTTGAAATACTTTCCAAGGCAATAGACCTGATGAGTATATGGTTTAGAATTTGATGATTGCATATGAAGTGTGGCGGAACGCTTTCCTGTGATGTTATTTAGGACTGTAGAAGAGTAATAATCTCCCCCTTCTCCTTTTGTGTCTCCACCAATTACATATGGATAATCTTTTTGCACATCCTCATAAATGGTAACGAAACCTCGTTCGTCCTCTACCCAATGAATAGAATCATCCTTGATCTTATTTTGAGTATCAGGATCATCCCATTCAAAAGAAAAACGCCCTCGTTTTGGAGGGTGTTCCTTATAAAGCTTCTTTAGTTCTTCAATCCGCATCTCTACGATTTCATTTGCAAATACAGGCCGGCCAGTTGAAAGGAACGCCTCTTTTGGATATGAGGGGTTCTCCTGCTTCATGAGGTTGTGGTCCCCGCCGCAATCGTTCTTTAGTTTCCAACGATACCACTTGATTTGACCAAAATCAACTCCATATAGGCTTATTAGACTTTTTTCATAATCATTAAGACTTAATACCTTATTAGCTTCTTCTATATTCATGGCACGCACCTCCATGAAATGTTTCTCTTTATCCTGCTAACATGGCATTGCTTAATATCGTAATCTTTTGCTATTTCCTTCTGCAATCTATTATCATTTCTTATCGAAATAATTTGATCGTTAGTTAGTTTTGATTTACCACTTTTTTCCCCAGCTAAGCATGGTGGTCTGTTTCTTTTCTTCTTAATCATATCCATGGTATTACCCTTCGGAGTATCTACAAATAGGTGTGCAGGATTAATGCACGATTTGTTATCGCATTTATGGCAAACAAACAAGCCTTCCGGTATTTTTCCTTTATATTTTTCGTACATGTACCTATGGACTTTAATTATTTTGCCGCCCCTATTCATTTCATGATAACCGCTAGTAACATTAATCCTATGACTATCGCATATCCAGCAACCATTTTCAGAAACACTCCACGATACCTGCTTGTAGTTATGAGGCTTCCAATTTTCTGCTCTAATGTATTTACCCTTCGGCATGGAAATCACTCCTTATTGGAATTTATATATTCATTATATACTCTCCATGCCTCATCTTCAATAGCTGTTGTATCAAGCCTATAAAGTTCATAGTCATGCCAAGCGAAGAACATAGGGATAAAGTCATTCTCCCCGGCCTCTGCCTTGTCCCACAAGTCTTTAAAATCGTTCATGCCATTTGCTGTACTCTCTATGATAACAATCGTTCCCGGTATGTTGGGAACCGACTGAAGTATCCCGGAAAGAGTGGTTGCGGGATTTCCGCCATAGAAGGCGAACTCCGAAAGATGAACGTAGTAATGAGTATCAGAGCGTCCGATTCCGTCACTGCCAGCAGTTTGAACCTTAATCTTACTATTCAAGCCTTCGCCTTTCCCCTTGTGAGTAGCGGGAAGGTCAAATATAAGTTCACGGGCATTAGAAGCTTTCTGTAATGGCTTAATCCGGTCAGGGAGCTTGCTGTACATAAACTTAGCTTTTTCAAAGATGGCATTGGTCGAGTCGTCGCGATGGGCAACCACAAGTGCATTTCTGTTCTTATTCTTTGTCAGTCTACAAATCAACTTTCCTTGGGTATATGTGGAAACACCTTCCTGTCTTGCCTTCAATACAATGATTCGGGCAGGGATTCCGAGTGTTTCTAGTTCCTTTATTTTATCGTCTATTATTTTCTGGATTGAATTATAGGTTAAGAAAACTTCATTTCCTTTTTTGTCGATTACCTTGATATAGAAACGACAGAAATCATCATCATTGCGCCTAGCTAATTCGTCCTTAATAGCATCTAACGATGGTAAATCACTCTGCTTTATTTTAGGCCTAGCAACTTTAATAGGAGTATCCACGATATCCTTACTCGCCTTTTCCTTCTTGACTACCATACTATCACTCCAAAGATACTTGATACGTCACCCAGTGTCGCACCCATATTTCTTCCCGGCATTTGTGCTTGCTGTAATTCCATCGTTTGCAGTTTGCGCAATTAACTAGGATACCAGGTTCATTACTTTTAAATTCGGAGCATGATCTATTTTCGGACATGGTTTTCACTCCTAGAGATATAAAAATAATCAGCAAGGGCAACGCCGATCTGAACTATTTAGATTGCGTTCCGCAAGATGGCTCCCACAAAGGGAATTTGTTTTCACTGTTGCACCCAGCCCTATTACACCTAGTCGAAGGATTATAGATTGACATTACGGATAACGGCATCCTTTTTCCGCATGTCTCGCAGTTCCTATTTGTTTTTCCTCCGAATCGTTCCAAGTCACCAACTCCGATAAGCTGCATTACCGTTTTAACGATTATTTGACCAATTATAGCCATCGGAACTGCTCCCCAAGGTATAAACCCTGCTCCCAATGGAGACAACCCAACCATCACAAATACAGAAGAATCTAAAACACCTGAAACCATCCCGCTATAGATAACTCTAAGATGCATCGGTAATCTTAATCTAGTATAAATTTCTGTATCTGTGGTTTCGCTCAATAAAAAACTAACTGCACTAGCAAGCACAATCCAAAGCGTGTCGCCCAATAATCGGGATGATATTGTGGATAAAATTAATGCCAAAATAATAATTAAATACGTGTTTCTTCTGCCGTGTTTTTCCTGAACCAAATCCCTTAGGACAAAAGTAGCACCGATTAGAAATGTCCCTAAGGTTATAACAAAAGGCCCTATAATTAATGGTGCGAATGATGCAGTTAAAACATTAGCGATTATAATTGCCATTAGATAAAGAAATACAATCAAGCAAACTCCTCCCAATATTGTTGATTAAGAGTTGCTAATCCCCTTGGAATTAGCGTATCCGGAAACATGCTAAATCCAGAACCATCCACAGAATTACATCCAATAAGTCTGGCATAATTAATCCTCTTTTTGCTGTTCACCCTACCCATATGCACGAACTTACCTCTCAACCGCGCTTCCTTGACAAGTTCCCTAACATAAGCACCAAGTTTGAATTCTGTTGTACCCCCAATAAAAAGTGCCCCAAACTTAGTCCAATGCACATCGCATTTATCTAATCCATCTTGAGCCACAAGGGATACCGGAAGGTCATACGACTTGATAATAGGCTGCCAATATTCAAACTGCTTTAGGGTTAGCTCAGCGTTACCAACTACGTCAGGTGCATTTACGAATAGACAACCTTGTTTTCCTTGTATCCTTTTCAAGGTATTTATAAAAGCTTGCTCGTTAAAACCTGTAAAGCAATCATTGTCCATCGCCCATTTTAGTCCGTAGTCGATGATTATATTTATGTCGTGTCCACCACGGGGAGTTAATAGAAATCCAAGATTAGGATTGTCTTTGTATTTTTTAATTGTTTTTGTTGCCCCACTTACCAGAAGTAAGATAGTGTCCACATCCCTTGTCTTAAACTAGTCATTAAACCATTAATAATACGTTTAGTAATACGCCCGCTAACTCATTGCCTGTCCTTAACGATGGACAAGGTTAAAACGTGATGAAATCAAGGTTTTTATTTAAAAAGAAGGGGTTAATGGGAAAAAATAATTAAATTACTTTCCTACCAAGTAAATCCAACGCTTGCAAAACAGTTCTAACCGTAACCCTGTCGTAATCCTTTATGTTCTCAGATAACTCTCCATACGGGTACATATCAGCATGGCACTTAGCACACCATTTATAAAGCTTAGGGTTGTGGTTATCTTCAAACCTATCCTTGGCTTCTCTATGCGATTGTAAGTATCCAACATGTTCCTCGCTGACACATTCACTCGGAGAATGAAATCCTTGGTTTTTCTTTTCTCTCCACCATGCATCATGCACTTTCTCGCTTAACTG